CCACCATACGATAGTGTACTTAGCAACTGTGCCCATGCTGGAGGTATCTGTTGAGCGCCAGCTACAACATCGTATATTATATTAACGCCACGCTCTGCTACTTCATCAGGAAGATCTTGTCCAAGACGTTGAGTTAATCTAGTGAATGCTTCTTCGCCTGCTGGTTTACTAGTACCAAGACTTCCTACATCTACTCTTTTAGATATATTATTTAGTAAACTATTTTGATTTAACAATCTAAAATCTGTAAGAAAAGGATTCTGATAATCCTTAATCATTTCATCTGTAGCTCTTGATCTGTTTTTAAGAGCCTTTTTAGATTGATCTTGCTGAACTTTAATAAATTCTCTACCACTTTTTTTAGCGTATATATCATCTGAAGCAGTAGAAATAACTTGAACATGAAGACGTTCAGTGCTAGGTAGTGTTTCTTTTCCTAAATTAAAACGTTGACTAGCAAAAACTTTACCACGAGCATCAAGATAATTAACTACATTTCCAATATCGTCGTCTACAATTCCTGCTTTCTTTAATCTTCCTAAAAATACAGGTCGTTTGTCTAACCCTCTAGCATAATCAAGCATAGCTTTAGCGGCTTCTGTATTAGTGCGCCACGCTTGAACTACAGGGGCAATAGGTACAACAACGTCATCAAAAAACATATTCATTTCACGCAATGAATCTTCAGCGGCTAGCTTCACATCTCCAGCTAACTGAGGACTAACGTTGTAATGCAAGGTGTCTTCTGCTGTATCAAAAAACGTCCCAACTTTACCCATAGGCTTAGATGCATTACGACCTGCTTCATAAACTTTAAAGTCTTTAGCTTTGTCTAAGCCTTTTAATTCAGGAAAATCTACCTCATTAGCTAATTCTTTACGGGTGACAAATTCAACTTGAAGCTCTTCAATTTCTTTTGTAAACCGCTCAAACTGCTCATCAACAGCTTGTTTTATTTCTTTAACACTACCAACTTTACCTACACCCGGAACTTCGTAGCCTGCTTGCTTGCTACCAGAAACAAAAACACCGGCATATTCGTAACCACCTTCAACTCTTTTTGGGGCAGGAACTTCTGCTTGTTGGCTTCGTACAGCAATCTGAGGATAATAAGTTTCGTATAGCTCTCTAGCCTGCGCTGTTATATCTTCAGGTTTATTGACTATAGGTGCATCTTCAACCGAAACGGTTTCTTTACTTTTATTTTTTATTGAAGCTGATTTTGCTGCAATTTGTTGAGAAGAAGGTAGAACTACGTCTAGTGCTTTGCCAAAAATACCACCTGTAGCCGCAAACAAAAGACCTTGCTCAAATCTTTCTTCAGCAGTTTCTCCTGTACCTACACCATATGTACCAAGTTCAATAGCGCCTTGAGCAGATAAAGACTTAACACCGGCTTTAGCTAATCCTCTAGAAACACCTACACCAGTTCCTACACCAGCAGCCAGTTCACTATAAAAAGCTGTTTTTGGAAAACGTTGAGAAAACTCAGCCATTTCACCACGAATTTCTTCAATAGCCTCTTCATAAGGTTTATCAGATAACAAAGCTTCTGCTTCTTCACCAAAACCTAATGTTAATCCTTGAGCAATAGCCCGTTTTCTTCCAGTGTCTATGCGTTCTGCTTCATCCGAAACAAACTCAAGATAGTCAGATACAGCATCAGGCGAAACATCTGACGGCATTTGTTCTGACTCTTCAGTTTCAACAGGTTTTGCTTTTAAAAGCTCTATATATTGAGAAACTGCGCTCATAAATAATTACACCCTTATGGGACAAACTGCATATAACGTGAGGCAGTCTGCTGACCTTCTAACGCAACTAAACGCGCCTCTGCTTCTTTATCAGACATACCCTCAGACATAAGCTGTTGCTTTGCTTTTGCTCGCATATCTGAACGCTTCTGTTCAGCTTCTTTATTGGCTTGCCTTCCTTTTTCCAAACCAACATTTAAACCGGGTGGTTTGCTTCTTGTAATTAAGTTAATTCCTTCAGAAACAAGCAACTCTACATTTTCAGGTCTTCGTAATTCAGGACGCTCAATAATTAAGCTAGTCATGCCGCGAATAAGCTCTTCTCTTTCCGCTGTCTCTTCACCATATTTATCATTTACTACTTCAATTAAATCTTTACCGTAAACACCTTCACTTGGACTTTCTAATCCTGCTACGTGATCCAAAGCCAACGTAGCTTCTAATTCTATTCTATCTTTTGAGTTTCTTTCTTTTTCTTTATCAGCAAAGTCTTGGTCAATTACTTTTACAATATCTGAAACGGCTGTTCTTTTTGCGCCGGGGCTAGCAGTAGGAGCTTGTAAAGTTGTTAATGCTTTTTTAACAGAAGGACTTTCCATTAAATATGGATTATTTTTTAGATGATTGCTATGAAAAGAACTTAATTGTTGTGCATCTATCGCAGCTTGATTTTTATCCAATCTGTCACGTGTTTCAGTAGCTTTTGTAATAATTCTAGCTTTTATTTCATCAGGTAACTGAAGAGCCTCTACAGATTCGTTAATAGGTTTGTCGCTAAAGGCAATCATAGCCGCTCTATTGTCAACCAAAGCATCTTCTGCAGTTTTTGCGTCAGCAGCCGCCCGTTGTTTTTGTGTGTATTCTGCATTATTTCTAGCTTTAATAGCTGATGCTGTACGACCAGAAATATTAGCTAGAGCAGTACTACCTAAGTTACCTTCTACAGCAACCCGTTTCATTATATCTTCAATGTCTTGAGCGGATTTTTCAGCATCAGCGCGAGGCATGTTTGGGTCTAGTAACGCCTGTTGGCGAGCTAGTTCAAGATTATTCACGCTGATTTGGCTTTGTCCTTTTATAGCATTAGCTTTCATAGACTGTGCCGCTGCAATCTGTGCGGGAGTCTTAGCTTCAGTCAACATAAAATTTGCTTGGTCTACTGGACCTAAAAGCTTGAACTGTTCTGCTTTTTCTTGTTCTTCTCTAAGTCTAGGAGCCGCACCAAAACCATAAGCAGCCCTAAACAATCCTTTACCGTAAGTAGGATTAGCAACACTTGCTAAAAATCTTTCACCAAACTTTGCCATTACTTTTTCCTTTTAAAGGGTTTAACCAATACCAAGTGCTTTCAAGAATTTAGTTAAAGAGTCTTCGTTGCTGCTGCCGCCCAGACTTCCTGTCAAAAGACCTGTGCCTAACTGTCCCATCATGTTAGCCTGACCAATGCCAGATGCCAGCAACGCTTCAAGACCACCCATAGATGCTTCACCAAACAAACCAGCACCTTGAAGTTGTCCACGTTGTTGTAGCTGTGGGAACAACGATGTTGCTTGCAAAGCGTTAAGTGCCTGTGCTTGTGGTACGTAAGCAGAAGAAAGAGCCTGTGCCGCTCTCTGTTCTTGTGCACCACGTAACGCCTCTGCGCCTGTGTACATACCCTGAGACATTTGCAACGCTTGTAGTGCTTGTGCTTGGTTAGCTACATCAAGAGCCTGACGCTGTTGCGCCAACGTAGAGCCTAGACCTGTGTACTGAAGACCAAGACCAGCTTGTTGTGCTTGTAACCCACCAGCAATCTGAGCCAGTGATCCTGCTTGTCCTGCCGCTGTAGCCGCCCTGCCTAGACCTTCAGACATAAGCTGGCTTTCAATCTGGTTAGCAGACAGTCCTAGTTGTGAAAGCTGTGCCGCTCTCTGTTGTGCCGCACTTTGCAACGTGTTAGACAGACCAGCCTGTTGACCAAACATACCACCAAGAGCCTGTGCAGTGCCTAGTGATTGTTGTCGTTCTTGCTGTGCCTGTTGCATAGCCATCAACGATGCTTGGTTCTGTGTTTCTCCTTGTGCTTTAGCCAAAGCAAGTTGTTCTGGCGTACCACCAAACATAGAAGTACGAACACCTAAACGACCTTGATTAGCAAGACGCTCTTCTAACTGTAGTCTTTGTCTTTCTTCTTCTCCAAGCTGTGTAGCCCTGATACGGTTGTACACATCCTGTTCTCTAGCCCCTGTAGGCATCAGGACGTCTTGTGCTGCTTGTCCAGCCAACGCTCCGTACTGTCTGCGTAGTGCCTCTACATCTTGAGGTGCTGTTGTTTGTAGACCTCCAGCGCCTAAACTAAGAGCCTGTGAGCCAAGCGCGCCAATCTGCTGGCTAGGTTGTTGTGCCAACATACCGGGAACCTGCCCAACAAACTGATCACGCAACAGGTTAATATCCATAGGCTGTGTTTGAGCGCCTTGCATAAACTGCTGGCCCATACCGTAAGCCTGTCCAGAAGCTAACTCTGCTTGAGGTATACCAAATGCTTGTTGACCAAGAATAGTCTCACCTGTAGTGGCTAAGGTATTTCCTAGCCCTACCATGCGACCAGCACCTTCAGGGTCCATCTGCATTAGCTCATTGTATCTGTTTAATCCAAGAGCCTGTGCTGTTTGTTCAGGAGCACTTATACCTATTGTGGCTTGCCCTGATACAGGATCGTAACCAAAAGTTGAGCCAGTGCCTGTAGTAAGACCAAAAGGTTGAAATTGAGTCTGCTCTAACTGCTGAGTAGCAATAGCCTGTGCGCCTTGTTGAGCAGCAGTACCAATACCGCCAAGGTTATTATAAGCATTCATAACAGCGGCAGCACCCAAAACAGGGCGACCAAATGTATCAAACAACCCCTGCGCCCCGCTTAAAAAAGATTGAAAAGGGTTGGCTGCAGTTGCTTGGTTGGCTGCAGTTGCTGGCTCTTGAAATACAGGAGTATTAAATCCATTCATAATGTTTTACCTACTAACGCTAATACGTTCATTTCTTGTATAGACATTCCGTAACCATTAATGTCTGTTTCAATCCCTACAGTTATTACAGTTCCGTAACCTGTCGTGTTAAACGCCGTCCTGTTAACAATCTCACCTTCAGAAAACTGTGCTATGTTAAATTCTGACTCTCCGTAAAAACCGGGTATAAGGTCGCTTACGGTAAACACTCTAGAGTTAGTTGCTGTTTTAAAATCGTAAGCCCACTTCAAAATAATGTTAGCGTTGTTACCGCCAATAATTGTAGGACGTACTTTTTTTAATATTTTAATTTTAGAAGGATCACCAAAAGTTAAACCGGGGCTTGTGTATCTAAACCGATATGCTTGGTTGTTATCATAATAACCAAAGTATTTGCCAACGCCATTTATTGTACCTATGTACAAGTCACCGTTTTTAAGTCTGTGATAAGATTTAAAATCAACACTAGGCCATCTTGTTACTCTGTAAGAGTTGTTTTCTAAAACGCCTCTCAGGTCAAAACAAAAAGTTACGTTTAGGTCTGAAAAAGAAAGTAAATAAAAATAGTTTTCTGGGCTGTACACAGAAGTAATAGGAGAAGTAGATGCTAAGATATATGCAATAAGTTCTTGTTTTACATTTCTGCTTATATCTAATAAAGGCAAAGACTTTTCTTGGATAGCCCTGCCTAAACTACGCAGACCATCGTCACTTAAAAAAAGTAAATCTGTTCCAATGTTTTGTACAGTCTTTCTACTAATACAACCTACATTGGGTATAGTATCTTGCAACACCATAGTAGCAGGACTTTCTGCACCTGCGTATGTAATAATACTGTGCTCACCAAAAATAACAAGCAGTCCGTTGTGGGCCGCTATAGCTACAATTTTATCAAACCCATCAGGCCACGCTTTAGATACGTCGATAGACCCGCTAGAACCACCAGTAAAATCGTGTCCTTTAAGAAGATCAGACCAGTAAATTGTGTTGTCATCAGTAGCGTTACCTACGCACCACACACGACCATAAGCACCAATAGCTTCGTGACAGTACTGTGCCGCTGCTACAGACGCACCAGATACACTGGACATTTTAGTTACTGCACCAAGACTGTTGCTGTACACGAGAGGCTCGTAGCCACGTTGGAAAAAGTAAGCATGATCGTTAAAGTTAAATATCTTCCAATCGTTAGCACTAATCGTGTATGACCCCGGCGTGGCGTCAACCAGTGTTGTTGTGCCTGTCATAATCTTGTTGTTGCCAGTACTAAAGATTACCTCGTTACCAGCATTGTCGTAGAACTCGTGTATGTTATGAAGGTAATCAGTGCCTAATACTGTTTTATTTGTAGTAAGAACAGAATTACCTTTTCGGGCTGCTAATCGTCCTCGTCTATCAATAATAGCGTTATCTGCAACTTCAGCAAAGGACGGATCCTGTGCAATAGGAGAATCCTCTGTGTTGATCCCCTTAAACGCAGGAGCAACTAAGTTAATACTTTGTAGTGGCTGTGCCATACACTAATCTCCGCACTAATCTCCTTAAGGAGTGTACCAAATGGTTTCTTCAGGATGTTTTTGTGCATCAAGAGCGATAGCATCAGACAAATACTTGTCAGCAATAGCAAAGTATTCTGGTGTTGATGTACCGCCTGTCTCACCACGTTCACGGGCTAGCATAGCAATAGCCATATGGATTACGGGTTGGCTAGGAATAGCAAGCGTATCGCTGTCGTTAGTCAGTTCTACGTTTCTAATAACGCTTTTAATCTTCAAAGAATAAACACCATCAGGCTTGGGATACACATCAATCTGTGCGTCACCAGAACCGTCAATACCGCTAAAGGTGTAGTACTGAGGTTCACCAGAAGCAGGAGTTTGTACTAAGAACTTATCGTCAAACCATTCTTGTGGTCTGTACTCCATAACAATATTAGATGTATCATTAATGATATTTAAGATTTTACCTTGGTCTTGGTAGCCAGCTAACGAGTAAGT